AGCATGGACAAAAAAAGCAGGAAAAAATAAAGAAGGCGGACTTAATGAAAAAGGAAGGAAGTCTTACGAGAGAGAAAATCCAGGATCTGACCTTAAAGCACCAAGCAAGAAGGTTGGAAATCCCCGTAGAGCGTCATTCTGCGCTAGAATGAAAGGGATGAAGAAGAAATTGACTTCTTCCAAAACTGCTAATGATCCAGATAGCAGAATCAATAAATCTCTTAGAAAGTGGAATTGCTGAGTAATCTATGTCTGATAATGTATACCTTGGCAATCCAAATTTAAAAAAGGCTAATACTGCAATTGAATTCACGGAAGATAACATCCGTGAATTTATGAAGTGTAAGGAAGACCCTGTTTATTTTGCCAACAACTATGTCAAAATTATTTCTCTTGATGAAGGTCTAACTCAATTTCATCCATATCATTTTCAAGAGAAGTTAATAAAGAACTTTCATAACAACAGATTTAATATCTGTAAAATGCCACGTCAAACTGGTAAATCAACGACTGTTGTTTCGTATCTTTTACACTATGCTGTTTTCAATGACAGTGTTAATATTGGTATCTTGGCAAACAAGGCAGCAACTGCTAGAGAACTTCTAGGAAGGTTACAAACTGCATATGAAAACTTACCTAAATGGATGCAGCAAGGTATCATAGCATGGAACAAAGGATCACTGGAGTTAGAAAATGGGAGTAAGATACTGGCAGCTTCTACGTCTGCAAGTGCTGTCCGAGGCATGTCGTTCAACATTCTCTTCCTCGACGAATTCGCCTTCGTTCCAAACCATGTTGCGGACTCCTTCTTTGCATCTGTTTATCCTACTATTACTTCTGGTAAAAACACCAAGGTAATTATTGTATCCACCCCTCACGGTATGAATCACTTCTACCGTTTGTGGCACGATGCAGAAAAAGGAAAGAATGATTATGTCCCTACAGACGTTCATTGGTCAGAAGTTCCAGGTAGAGATGAGAAGTGGAAAAAAACCACGATTAAAAATACTTCAGAAGCACAGTTCAAAGTTGAGTTTGAATGTGAGTTTTTAGGGTCAGTTGATACACTAATTGCACCAAGTAAATTGAGGACGTTGATTTATGATAATCCAATCAAGAAGAATGCTGGACTAGACGTTTATGAGCCATCACAAGAGAATCATGATTATGTGATGACAGTTGACGTGGCAAGGGGGGTTGGCGAAGACTATTCAGCATTTGTGGTGGTAGATATTACAACTTTTCCACACAAAGTGGTTGCAAAGTATAGAAATAATGATATCAAACCGATGTTATTTCCAAACATCATCTATGAGGTAGCAAAGAGTTACAACAGTTCTTTTATATTATGTGAGGTAAATGATATTGGTGATCAGGTTGCAAGTATTCTGCAATATGATCTTGAATATCAAAACCTTTTGATGTGTTCTATGAGAGGTAGAGCAGGTCAGATTGTCGGTCAAGGATTTTCGGGTAAAAAGACACAACTTGGCGTTAAGATGTCTAAGACTGTAAAGAAGGTTGGATCACTTAATCTAAAGACTTTGATTGAGGAGGACAAATTAATTTTTAGTGACTATGAAATTATTTCAGAATTAACAACTTTTATATCAAAACATAACTCTTTTGAAGCAGAGGAGGGATGCAATGATGACCTGGCAATGTGTCTTGTCATCTATGCCTGGTTGGTACAGATGGATTATTTTAAAGAATTGACAGACCAGGATGTTCGTAAAAGATTATATGAAGAGCAGAAGAATCAAATAGAACAGGATATGGCTCCCTTTGGTTTCATGGATGATGGTTTAGATGATGAGAGTTTCTCAGATGGCAATGACAGATGGTTTAAAGCGGATGAGTATGGAGATAGATCTTACATGTGGGAGTATCTTTCTTAATGGATTTAGATGGTCAGATAAAACTCGGTCATCTTCTTCTGCAGGATAGAAAATGTAGGGTCTGCGGAGAAACAAAAAATTTAATAGAAGGATTTTACAGAACAAGAAAAGATAGAGGTCCTGTAGCATCATCATATTCGTATGAATGTAAAGAGTGTACTATAAAACGAATGATGAAGAATAAAAGATCAAATAATACATGGGAATATCCAGATTGGTAGTTCACGTCACGTTTCCCCTGTGAAAACACCCTTTTTAATAAATATTTTGAGATACACTGAGATCCACGGAGAGAAACATGGCGACTCCTCAATTATCTCCTGGCATACTAGTCAGGGAAGTTGACCTTACAGTAGGAAGAGCTGATAATGTCCTAGATAACATTGGTGCAATTGCTGGACCTTTCAGAATTGGACCTGTTGATGAACCAATTGATATTACTACTGAGCAAGAACTTATTTCGACCTTTGGCAAGCCTCTTTCAACTGACACTCAATATGAGTATTGGATGAGTGCTGCCAACTACCTCTCTTATGGAGGAGTTCTTAAGGTAGTAAGAACAGGAAATACTAGCGACACCTTGATGGTGAACGCAAACGCAGGTGTTGGTATTGCATCAACCACCACGTTGAAAATCAACAACTACGATGATTATCAGGAGAATCATAAAGAATCTGATACATCGTTCACATACGCAGCAAAGAACCCTGGAACCTGGGGTAACGGACTGAAGGTTTGCTACATCGATGACTTTGCAGATCAGACTGTTGGTATTGCAACCACAAGTCTTGCAAACATGGGTGCAACAATTGGATTTGGTGTTACTGCAGCACTCGATAATCAAGTCATCCCTGGAGCAGGTACAACCTCTGGATTCACCGGATTCCTGAAAGGTATCGTTGTTGGTCTTACCACAGATGCAACAGGAGCAGATAGTAAAGTAGACATCAAAGTTGTTTCTCGCGTAGAAACCGTTGGCGGTGGTTCAACTGAAACAAAGATTAGTTATGAAGAAGGATTTGGTGGTGCATCATTCGGAACATCTGTTGCACTGAACTTCGTCAACAACTCTGGTGTTAATAGTACAGGACTTGGTGCTGTTGCTTATACTCCTACGACTGCAGTTGACTGGTATGATCAACAAAATCTAAATCTTACCAACGCAACTATTTCTTGGAAGTCAGTTGCTCCAAGACCTACCTCAAACGTCTATACTACCGATAGAAACGGTAAGAATGACGGTATTCACATCGTTGTAGTTGACGATAAAGGAACGATCACTGGAATCAAGGGTAACTTGATTGAGAAGCACACCAACCTTTCTAAGGCTGGAGACGCAATCTCTAATGTCAACGCTCCTCAGAGAATCTACTACAAGGATTATCTTGCAGACTTCTCTGATAACATCTATGCAGGTAATAACCCATCTGAAGCACTTGATGCATACTACTTGACTACTCCAAGAGCAACCGGATTCTCAACTGACTTCACGCCAGTTACGACAGCAGACGGTCTGTTCGGTCTCGATGCACAGGATACAACGTTCTCCGCACTTGGAAATGTTTCTTACACCTTCGGTGGAGGAAAAGATTATTCCGCAACTGGTGGAATGAGTGCATCGCTCGCAAGTTTGATCACTTCATACAATCTCTTCGAGAACAAAGATGAGATCGAAGTTGATTATCTGATCATGGGTCCTGGATGTTCCACTAAGGAACAATCTCAAGCAAAGGCAAACAAACTGATTGCACTTGCTAACAGCAGAAAGGACTGCATGGCTCTCATCGGACCACACAGAGCAGATTTGGTTGGTGTTACTAACACAACAACTCAAACTGATAATCTGATTGATTACTTCACAACCCTTACGTCTTCCTCCTATGCGGCATTTGACTCGGGTTATAAGTATCAATACGATAGATTCAATAATCAGTTCCGCTATGTCCCTGCTAACGCAGACGTTGCTGGAATGATTTGCAGAACTGGAATCACGGCATTCCCATGGTTCTCACCTGCAGGTCAACAGCGTGGTGTTATTAACAATGCTGTTAAACTAGCATATAATCCAACTAAGGCACAAAGAGATCGCCTCTATCCACAGAGAGTTAACTCTTTCGTAACAACTCCTGGTATCGGAACAATTCTCTTTGGAGATAAAACCGCACTTGGATTTGCATCCGCATTTGACAGAATCAACGTTCGCCGCTTGTTCCTCACAATTGAGCAAGCCCTGGAGAGAGCAGCACAAGCTCAACTCTTT